TTTAATGTAATACTTTAAATGTGTTCCTATACCAAGATATTTATTACCACCTAAAGATATCCAATTATGCAAAGCCCTTGCAGTTCCTAGGTATGTACTGTCGGTTAGTTTTTGCCAACCGCCAAACTTTTCTACTCTGCCTTCTCTAAATCTAATTAGATTACAATCAAACCAACCCCCCTCGGCACTATAAGCTGTTCCTTCTCTGTAGATGCCTGGTTTAAATTGTACTTTTGAATATGGCATTTAAACTTTCTCCCACTCTTTTCCTTCAAATAAATTAGCTTCTGCTTCTCTTCTTTTGACAAGCCCTGCAAGAACCTCGCCACCTGCTTTATTCCAGCGTTTTATTTGTTCTGGTACGCCGCCGTAATCTCCTTCGTTGAGGATACGTAGCAAAGTAGACTCTTTTAGATTGGTCGGTCCTAAGTTATACACCCAACAAACCAAAGCATCAAACTGACACTGATCAAGTGGCACTTCGACCATACTATTTATATAGCCTTCGTACTCAGGCATTTCTTCTTTAAGAAGGTTTTCTGCCTCGTCTTGGTTTATCTTATCGCCCTCTTTTACATCTTTGATGTGTCCGTAAGCTATTGTCCAAACCCCTACGGAGTCTTGGTAGCTTTCTAATCTACAACCCTCGTAGTTTTTTATTAAAGATATACCTTCTTCAGATATGTTCATTTTAATCATCTTTGCTTGGTGTATTGGATGCTCCAAAGTAAAAACTAATAATAGCTGATGCTAAACCACCTAGGTATCCAAGAACCAGATTTACTAATGCCTCTGAGTTCTGTTCGGGGGGCTGGATGGTGATAAGAAAAATATAGCCTAAGAAGCCGCCTAGTGTGGCAATACCTATAATTCTAGCTGTCCAATCTTTGGAAAAAGTTGTTCTAGCGTTTTGGGTGTCTTGTACTTCTAGTTTAAATACATCTACCTCTAATTCTTTCATTTTAAGTTCAAACTCAGTTTCAGCTTTTTTCAGCTCAAGCATTTGTTCAGGTGTGGCGTTGTCTATAGCTTTTTGTATTTCTTTAGGTTCGTTCTTACAACCCAATACATCTGCAATCATGTTTGCAGCCATGCCGCCCATCGGTCCGCCTAAAGCTGTTCCGAGTGTCGGGGCTACTGATCCAACTAAATTTTTAAGTAGTGCTTTCATATATCCTCCAAAGTAAATATTTTTAAAGGCTCACTAATACCCTTAACTTCTATTGGTTGTAATGATTTTAGCTCAAAATTACAATTTTTTGCAGTCTCCTCTGCAATTATTAAATCTTTCCCTACAGTCTTACAGCTAGATTCACACCTAGCAGCAATATTTACAGCACTTCCTATAGCGCTATAATCAAATCTTGTATCGCTACCCATATTGCCTATAACTGCTTCTCCTGTATTGATACCGATACCTATAGATACACCTACATCCGATTTAGCAAATTGTTTTTGTATTTCTTTTGCACACTCTACGGCTGCTTGTTCGTGATTTTCTAAATCTATAGGAGCGTTAAATATAGCCATCATTGCATCGCCTATATATTTATCTACCATACCCTCATACTTTTTAACTGCGTCTGATTGGATAGTGAGAGCTTGATTCATAATTTGAGTCACTTGTTCGGGATCCATATGCTCACTCATCGCAGTGAAACCGCGTACGTCAGTAAATAGAAAGGTACATCTTTTCTTTTCTCCGCCTAACTTAAGTAAACTGGGATCAGATTGCAAAGCCTTCACTTGTCTAGGATCTAAATAGTGTTCAAATTGTTTTTTAATCTGCTGCCTTAATTTGTATTGTTCTCTGAACTTTAAATAATAAGAAACGCTACCAACAATAAATTGACTGATAAGTGTCCAAGTCACGTCAATTAAAACGCCATTTTTGATAGTGTATATTCCGCTAATAACAACTACAACTAAACTTGCAGATAGACCTATCAAACCTACAGTCATACTAAGTTTTTGAGTCAAGTACCAAGCCAGTAAAATAAATGTTATGAATATTAAAAGCTCTACTGCTAGGTGCCATTCGGGTATTTTAGGAGAATTTGGCAATAAAATTGATTCAGCCAAAGCCGCCTGTAAGTGATGTGGATTCATCAGACCGTTGGGTGTAGGCACTTGTGGTAGTATTCCGCCTCCGCTTGTACCAATAATTACATACTTATCTTGAGCTAATCTAATATCACTCAAATTAATAATAGGAGTATCTACGTAGCTTACCCATTTACGCATCAATGGATCTACTGATATAGGTGGGAGTGATGGTATACGTATTTCACCATCAGTCATATTTATAATGTAGGTGTCCTGACCTGTAAGCTGTTTGAGTATCTCTATAGCAAAGCTTGGAGCAAATCCATCAGGAGTTCGTAGGAGTAATGGTATTTGTCTTACTAAACCATCTACATCCGTTGGTGCTGATGCCACGCCTTGAGATGCGTAATTTTTGAGTATGTTAATATTTTGTATCACGCCTCTGGCTTGAAAGCCCCCACCTGTATCTTCGCCCAAAACAACTGTACCTACCGTTGGAGGATAACTTTTGTTATCGTTTTCAAACATCGCCAATACAGAAGGACCGTAGCTCAAAGCTTGAGCAAACGCTTCGTCTCCACCCAATCTATCTGGTTGTGGAAACGTAAACGCCCAAGCTTGTCCAAAGCTGCCAGCCTCTAAAAGTTCTATTTGTATCTCAGCCAATCTTTCACGCGGTAAAGGCCAACCCCCTTCTTTTTCTATATCTTCTTCGTTAATATCAAGAATTACAAAATTACCTGTAGGTTCTTGTTGAGAAACAAATGTATCAAAAGTTTTTAGTTTTAGTATTTCAAGCGGCGTAAATTGCAAAGCGAGAGGCGCTATTAAAATTGCAAAAAGGATTGGTAAGATTAACCTTTTCATCAGCTACCCTGTTTGATAGTAATTGTATTAGACGAGCCACCATTTACTTTAACTACGTTCTCTACGCCATTTTGAAAAAGAACCAAGGTATAAGCGCTAGATCCGTCTAAATCTAGTCTAAAAGTATCTCCTACTGATCTTCTAATACTAATCATTTGGCCTGTAATTATTGTTGTAATCTGAGTGTCTTTATCTTGACCTATATCTGTACCAGCTATTGTAATACCTGTAGCAAGCTTACTAAGTTGATCTTCCTCGTCATCAACAGCAAGAGCGTCAATAATATTTAACAAATCCTCAAGAAAATTTACGTCAAGGTAGTTTATATCTAATTCTGTAAATTCTAAGTCTGCTTCATTATCTAAAAAATCTTCTGCTAAGAAATCTATATCTAGGTCTGCAAAGTCTAAATAATCCGCTGTACCAACCTGTTGTTGTTCCTCAGAAAAATCTTGACGTTCATCTGGAGGATTTACTATTAACATATTATCAATAAACTCAAGAGATATATCCAAGATTACAGGTTTTGATGGTGCTTGATTGTAAGTCATCGCGGTAGTCGCCTGATATGCTTGATTTAATATGACTTGACCCATAGCCGTTTCAACCACTATCTCCCCACTAGGATTGCCGTTTGCATCAGGCAAAAGTATGATAAGAGAGCTGCCAGTTTCAGGAGTGGTGGTTATTGTAAAGTCCGTACCTCTTACGTATACGTCAGCACTTGGCGTTTTTATACGTATGGCTTTTTTATTGTTAAATTTACCTGTAACAAATCTGGCTGTTCCAGACGCAAAACGCAAAGCCATTTCACTCTTTGCTGGGTTAGGATCGTATATGTAAGAGTTGATTACTAACTTACTATGGTCCATCACCCTAACAATAGTATCGTCTTCAAAGGTAATAGCAACGCGACCAGCTTCTGTTTTGACGTTGTCCATCTGCTGAATTGGAAAAGCCAACTCAGCTCCGTATGGTTTGTCTCTGTAGACCTGTGCGTTGCCTTTAAGTTCGCTTATGTTTCCAATACTAACAAGAGGTGCTTCCGCCCTGATCGTTTTGGATAACACAGACTGAGCTAGTAGTAGAGCCAGTGCTAATAATCTTAAGCCAATCATTGTCTAATGTACTTTGTTGTTGAATATTAAAAGTTCTATCACTACCAGTATGATCTAGCCAAAAGTAGCCACCTGCGTAACCATCACCATCATATGTGACAGTATTATCAGAACCGTCAATATCCATGTAGTTTGTAGCACCATCTATATCTATGGCTGCTGTAATACTGTTACTTGAACCATTTATAACCCAATCTAAATCAAGCGTAGCGGCTAAAGCAGTGGTGGCTTGATTCAAAGTAAAGGTATTACTATTGCCAGTGACGTCAACATTTACATTAGATGAGTCAGCACCGAAAGTGTTTGTCTTATCTGTATTCATGTTGAACGTATTACTGTTGCCATCAAATTCAAAGAAGCCAGTATATGAATCTGCGGTGATGTCACCTAAGAAC